ACGCCAAGTGACTGCGGGGTGCTAATAGAGTTCAGCATCGACGTCAGGTCATACCCTCCCATGAGGATTCCGGTTGCCTTGCCATGAATAGGCATGCTTAGCCTTCTGTCTCAGCCTGTGGCTGTATAGGAACTTCACTGGTGTAATTAGGTGCCTTGGAGGTTTTAGAGCTTGTATGGCCTTTCACGGCGCCAATCCGGGCCAAAGCCTTACCCACATCGTCAGACACGTCAATGACGTCACCAGCCTCAGCGCGGGTATCATTAGGCGGAAAATTACAGCCCACCAAAACTTTGTACTTAGACATCACACCACCTCCACAGAAATCGTATCGACAGGCGCACCCTCATCTGAATCAGGCTCGCCCAGGGTCTCCCCACAGTCCTCACACAAAACTTTCCTAAAAGTGGCAGTCCGACGAAGGTGAGGACACCCGCTGACCGACGCTGAAGGGTCATCACCAATAGCTTCAACCATCACCCGCGCTGAGGATAAAGCTGCCATAGCGCCGTCAATCGCAAGCAAAGCATCTTCCTTCGTAATCTGACTCATACCATCACCGTAAAGTTCATGCTCATCAGACTACGCTGTTGGTCGTCCTTACCCATAGGGTTCACAGTCCCAGAAGGCGTCAAAGCTTGGATTACTACCGGACCAACAGTCACACCAGAAACAGTGGTCGGCACACTCACGTTACGAACATTCGCAAGAAAAGACCACAGGGAGTTAGCCTTCACTTCGGCATCAGCGAAAGAATCCTTGTCGCCTCGCAACAAAACCTGGACTTGAGGTCGCTGGGTCGAACTTCCAAACGTCTCCAGAGGGTCGCCTGAATAATTAGTGACAGACAACTGCAAATCAGGCAGGTCATCACCATCTACCAAACCGCCAATGAACAGGTTGCCTACCAAAGTCCAGCCAAGGCCAGAACCAGCAATCAAACCAGCGATGTTCGCGCTCGTAGCACTCATCGCTTCATCCTCTTATCAAGTTCACGACGCAACCGCCCAGCTAAACCTTTGACCTGGTTCCGAACAGGAGTCTCCAAATACTTTGCCTGGCCAGCCGGGTCACTGTTCGGGTTTGTGGGGTCGGGATGGTTCAAAGACAAATTCTCGTGCTGGTACATCGCATACGCTGAAGCTGCGCCACCATAACCAAGGTCAATCAGAACTCTCGAACCAGAAACAGCCGGTGGACGAACCACACCAGAAGCTCGCAGAACACCTGTCGCGTGGGGAACTATTCGCTGAGAAGTTCGGAAAGCCAACAACGACTCTTCGCGCAAAACTTGGGTCAAAACCTCAACACCAACCTTCCCGCCACGAGCCAACAAGTTCCTCAACACGTCAGCACCAACCAACTTGATTCGCTCGCTCAAAAGTACACCACCGTCTGATAAGGACCATCCGAGTCATAAGTGCTCTCAAGGGCAACAATGGTCTCAACCTTTCCAGAAGGCAAAGTAACTCTGGCCGACTCACTCAACGAACCATAGTGAGAATCCAAGTGGCAACGGCCAGCAGACATGACTTCCTCGCCAGAAGCGTTCCGAACCATGTCTCGCCGGTCCTCAACGTGAGCCTGGTACGACACAGCCGTACCGTAAGTCACCTTACCGTCAAGGCCACGACTAGAAGGAGAAGCAATCAACACAGTCGACTCCAACATTTTCAACAACTCGGAGTCAATCACTAGAGGCGGTCCTCGACTGGAGTTTCAGCAGTATTCCTTGGGGTGGGGGCATACCCATTATCAAACTGACCAATGGTGAACTGCCGTGGCTCGGGAGGACTCACCGCAAGACCCATACCTGACATTGACGCACCACCAGCCAAAGCTGGAGACCTAGCTGCCAACAGATTACGCAACCGCTTCCAACCATCAACACGATTACCGTAAGCCTTCGACAATGAAGAATTGCCTACCGACTTAGAAAAAGTAGTCAACCCAGAAACCGTCATCCAATCAAGAATGGAACCAGCCAAGGTAGAACCAACACCGTTCACATCATTCAGGTGAGCAGGATAAGCAACATTCCAGTCAACTATCGCCAGTTCAATTTCCTCATCAGAAGGAGACCAATCAGACTCCACCTTGTCGCCAAGCAGATAGCGAACGTTATCTTTCAGAGTCGGCCAAGCAAGCGGAGTCCCAGTCGGTTGAGAAAAAGTCCACGTCATCCGGCAATCCTTTCACAAGAAACGGCTCCCCACCCCCGTTGCGGGGAACGAGGAGCCGTTCAATGAGACTACTTATTAGGCTACGACTGACCCAGCGTAAACACCGAGGCTGGCAGCAACCAACTTGTTGTCGAGAGCAATTTGCGACTCAACACGGTCAGCGGCCAAGTGCTCCATACGGAACTGCTTGGTGCCAATGCTCTCACCAAGACCGTCAGAAACTCCAGTCCAAGAGAACGTGTACCCAGCGGCAGGAACTTCAATCCCTGGAGCATCAGGCGTGTAAACAAGCATGGCCTGTTTGCCGACTACCGCAGCGTTAGTAGCTGCCTGCCCACGCTTCGCAGTGTTGCGAATCGCACGACCTACAACAATCCGCTCCAGGTCGAACAGTTCAGCAATCGCCTGCTCAGACACCTTGGCCCCACCACTCGTGTACTTGTACCGGTCAATAATGTCTGGGTGGTTTTTCAACGCGTTCCAGACAGTACGGCCAATAGCAAGGACGTTGGCATTGAAACCAGCGGAAGCAATTTGGTCCTTCCACCGTTCCATGTCAGCAATCGGGTCAGAGGCAGCGTCATTCCACTGCAAGAACTCGTCAGTCGAGGGAGACGAGGCAACTCCAGCCTCGTCCAGACCCCAAACGCCAGTCACCAGGTAGTCAGCAGCGAACTGGACTTCCTGACGCAGAAGCATCTTCATCACAAGGAACTTCGAGGCCGAGTTGAAAGGCGTGCCAGGGACGTTGATGTAGTTAGCCTGCAACTGGTCGCCAACATCTTTGTGAAGCGCGAACACTGTCGCGTTATAGGCACCATCCGACAAGATGAACGAGTCACCCGCAGACTCAGAAGCGTCAGCGCGACGCTCAGCAGTGTCTCGGTTCAGGTTCGCGTCATCAAGGACGTAATACTGACCACTCTGCGTCTCGACAGGAACAGTCGGGAATACCTTGTCAGCAATAAACCCTTTGGCGTCTTGCCAAAGCGCAACTGAAAGGTTGCTGAGTACTGGGTCAATGGGGACCGTGCTTGCCATTATTTATCTCCTAGTTTCTTGTGCCGAGACCTAAGAGGCTCGGCCCCCGATGGTGAGCAGGACGCCCACCACATCGTTGTTGGCTCCCGAGGCTTCAAGAGCTTGGCCCACAATGTACTGAGTGGTGTCTGTCCCAGCAGCGATTGACTTGCCACGACCTGTGGTCACTGTGGTTCCGACGAGTGCGCCTTGGGCGATTGCCCCAGAAGCGAGCACGTTGACAACTCCAGCAACAACAATCGGGACAGTCTCTCCGGCACTCGCTGAATCGCGTGTGACCCCGACGATAATGTCAGTGACAGTTGAGGCAATAGCTGCCTTGCCAGAAGCGATTTTCACGCAGACGCCAGCGACAACATCAGTCGTGGCCTCCAAGCTAATAACCGACTGGTTCCATTCGTTTGCGCTTGTCATTAGCGGGATTCTCCTTTGACTGCCTCAACCAATTCAGGGTGAGCTTCGTAGACGGCGACACGAGCCTTCTGGATAGTGTCGTATTCCTTGGCCTCAAACAAAGCCTTGGCTTTTTGGTCGACCTGCTCCATAGCGGTGCCAGCAGGGTCGATGACAGTTGCGCCGGTGCCAAGTTCTTTCAGCAACGAAGCGCCGTCAAGTTGAGCGTTTGCAGAAGTCAGCATCGCCTTCAACGCTTCAGCCAGTTCAGGGTCAAACTGCTCTGCTCGGCGCACAGCTTTCACTGTCTCTTCAGGGAGACCAAGGTTTCCCCAGGTCGCCTTCGCAAACTGGACTGCCTCGTTGTCAAGTCGAATATCGCGCTCTTTAGCGAAATCCTCACGAGCTTTCACAAGCTCGGCACGCTGCGCCTCGATTGCTTTCACAACCGCTTCAGGAGCAGACTTCAGGACGTCCGATGACAACATCAGGTCGGCCTGTGCTTGCTGCGCCAACATCTCGTCCTGGGCAGCAGGGTCAACACCGTCAGCCGAAGGCATATCCGGGTCAGCTTTTTCAGCGTAGTCGCGAAGAGCTTTCCAACTCTCAGCCAACATGTCGAGGACAGGCTGAAGCGCCTCGTCCATAGCTTTCTTGATTGCCTCGGGTGAGGCTGACTGTTCAGTCACAATGGACTCCTTCTTCCCAAACGCCGACAACACGACATTCGCTCGATTATGGTTTGCAGCTTTCATCACAAGGAAACCCTCGTGCATGTGGGCAGGGTGGTCGACTCCACTGGTCTCTCGAACATTCAAGTCAATCATCTTACCGGGCATGTTGTACTCCTTCTCTTGTAAAGGTACGGCGGGTGCTATAACTAGGGCAACTCGACACGCCAAGGCTCATACCATGCTCGGACCTGGGGTCAAGTCTGGGCCTGGTGCTGGCTCGTCTCGCATCATGCTGGAACCACCAATGCTGTAACCAGTAATTTTGCCTTCAAGGACAAGAGGCCAAGACCACACTTCCCACTGGACACCAAGCAAAACTGTGCCTTTCGGATAAACGTGGTCGCTGACCTCACCATTCACGTCAATCACTGGCACAGTCATAGCCCAAGGCAGAGACATAGCCTCTACCCACTCACCAGCCTTAATGTCGGCTGAGTGCTGCAGGTGAATATCACGGTAGCCAGACTTCACATACCGCCACAGAGCTTCTTGCAACTCATCAGCGTCAGTCCAATCCCCATGAGAATCGACTTCGTTAGGGACATACCAAGGTCCGAGGGTGAAACGCTTGGGGGCGTCAATGACTGACTTGACGAACGGCAGGAAAGGGCTGGCCTGATACACGTTCGGATTAGTCTCATACTCGTTGTCAGCAAACTCGCGGTAAGAGTCAAAATTATCAGCAAACTGGACATCAAAGCGCGTCCCGCCGACAGCAACAGTCATCGACTCAAGCAAGAACGGCTCAGAGCGTAGGACTTGTACTGCCGGGGGCTCAGCACCAGGTTCAAGATAAGCCAAAGTGATATGAGGGTGAAAACCGCCGTCATACTGCTTGGACTCAATACCAGCGTCAGTCAGCGCAACTGATAAGCGAGACTGAAAATCATCCAAACCAGTCATTTCAGGAACAGCAAACCACACTGTCGCATCTTCGTTCTCAAAAGTACTCCAACCGTCAATGACACCAAACGGCGCTGGAGTGGAGGCAGCTACCTCAGCAACAATGCCTGTCAACATCCTGGTCTGCTCTACAGTCAGGTCATCAACATCACCCAAGAAGCACACCGTAAGGTGCAAGTCAGTCTCTCCGCCGTCAACACGATAACGGTCAGCCAAATACTGTGGAAGGAACCAACCAACCATCACGCCAGTTTCAGGCTCAACACGGATGTCCATGTCATCAACAACAATTCGTACCGTCTCCCAACCGGCAGCAATAGCTTCAGCAAGCGCCAACATCAGAGCCTCGATAGTAGAAGTAGTCTCTTCCGGCGAATAGTCCTCCCATATCGGGGGCTCATCCTGCCAATCTTTGACTAGGGCGACTGCTTTTTGGGTCAACATGACCTTGGGCGTTATTTTCATTGTGGTCTCCTAAAGTTGAGAATGCGGTCCCACGCATTATCATGGTCGGTCTTGGTCATTCGGCCAAGAAGGTACTCACTAGCAATCTGCGCCAGTCTTATCGACTG